TATCTCCAAAAAGAATACAAAACCAACCTTATGAACAATTAGAACTTGCTGACGGAGGTAGAGTAGATATTAAAAATAAAATATTAAATGCATATACTAAATTAAAAAAAGATTTAGGAAGAAATCCATCTCTCGCTGAAATGAACAGAGAAACAGGAAGTACTAGACAAACTATTTATAGTTATTTAGGAAATAAAAAATTATCAGAAGGTAGATTGGTAGAATCAGGAAAAACTGGAACTGCTGCATCTGTTGAAGCATTTAAAGCTAGAGAAGTTGATAAACCAACATCAACTTATTATGAAGGAAAACTTGGAGTTAAATGGCCGGATAAAGAAACAGAAGAGAGATATATAAAACAAATTAAAGAAAGATATCAATATCCTGCACAAAGTTTTGAATTTAATCAAAAAGTTAAATCAGGTGAATTATTAACTGATAAGGGTCTTGCAAAAGAATTTGGAATAAGTAATGATAGCGTAGAAAGAATAAATAGATATATAAAAAATACTGAAAATTTATCTTATCCAAAAATTGGAATACCTGAATTAGAAAAAGAAAAACGTGAAAGAAGAAAAGCAGCAGAAAAAAAATCTAGTGATCCTGCCTATGAACAAAAAATAAGAGGAACAAAACAAACACAAAAATCTCACATGGGAGATTTATATAATGTAAAAGTTACTCCACAAACTATTGGATATGCACCACAAGAAGTAAATTTAGCTTTAACAGGTAAAGTTGATCCAGCTTTAAAATCAATTATAGAAAAACAAAACAAACTTTATAAAAATAAACCAGAAAATTATAAACAAAGAATAGAAGATTTAAATGTTAAAGGAATGGATTATGCAGCTCAAACAGAAGGTTATAAAGTATTTGAAGCGCTAGATCCAAAAACAGGTAAAAGATTTGTTCCAATTACAAGTCCTGAAAAAACAATTGATCCACTAGGAATAGCTGGTGAAACACCTTTAAAAAATTTAACACAAGAACAAAAAGCTCAAATTGAATTAAATAGAAAAGCAGTCATGGAAGCACAGGCTAAAATACCTGCTTCTGAAAAAAGAAGACTTGTGCAAATGATTGGATCTATTGGATGTCCAACATATGCAATTGGTGGAAGAGTTAATTTTTCTGAAGGAACTGATTGTTATAATAAAGGTTTAAAAGCATTAGAAGAAGGTAATTTAACAAAACCACAATTAAATGTAGCAGCAAGAGCTATTGCAGAATCTGGAGAAGAAGGAATGCTTCTTAAAAATCTTTTAAGTAAAGCTGGAAGCGGTGTTAAATTTACAGGACTAGGTGTTAAAGAATTAATATCTGTAGGAGCTGGTCCAATAGGACTTGGAGTTGGTGCATTACTTGAAACTGGTCAAGCAGTCCCAGAACTTGCAAAAGGAGATTGGAGAGAAGCTATTCGTTCGACAACATTAGGTTTTCTTCCTGAATCTGTAGTTGGTTCTAAAAGAACTGATCTTTTAAGAATAGCAAAAACTGATGAAGAAAAAAATGCAGCACAATTATTATTTGATTATCAAGATAAAGTAGATGAAGCAAATAGAATACAAGGACAAATAGAAGCTTTAAAGAATCCAGAATTTACAAGCGTTGAAGGATATGAATCAGATCCTGGAATGAAAATAAAACAACTTGAAGGTCAATTAAAAAACTTAGATACTTTCTTAAATGCAAATGTAAAAAAAGTAAATAAAGTTACTCCAACAATTTTAAAATTGTCCGACAGATTAGTTGAATCTAATGTAAGTAATATAATTGATCCTGCTACTGGGAAACCAACTATATTTGGAAAAATAATTGGAACTACTTCTGTGCAAGATAAGAAAAAATTATCTGAAGAAATTCAACAAAAAGTTTATCAAGAAGAACAACCCGAAGAAAAAATACAACCATTTGTTGAACCTAATATAATTTCACCCGACGATTATATTAATGAATTTCAACAATATCGTTCTGGAGGAAGAATTGGATTAAAAGACGGTGGTGGACCTAAAATAGGTAGACGAGGATTTTTAGGATTTTTAGTTGGAGCAGCTGCAGCACCTTTTGCTGGTAAATTAATTAAAGGTGAAAAAGCTGCTCAAGCTACAAAAGTCGCAGCTAAAGTTTTACCAAAAGTTTCAGGCATGCCTGAATGGTTTTCTCCATTAGTAAGTAGAATTCAAAAAGAAGGAATAGATGTTTCTCCTAAAGCCACAAGAGTTGAAGATATTATTAAAGTTAAGAAACTAGAAGTTCCTGCACCCGATGGAAAAAGTAATGACATAATTACTATGACAGAATATCCAGATGGTAGAATTGATATTGAAGCAAATGTTTATGGAGGTGCATTTGATTCTCCTTTTAGTTTAGAATATAGACCTCCAAGATCAGATATTAATTTAGACACTGGAGCAGAAATAAAATCCCCAGGTGATTTTACTGTGGTAGAACAACGACCAAGACCAGAGAGTGGTAATCCAGGTAAAATTGAAATTGATTATGAATCTATGTCAATTGACGATACGATAAGTGATCTTGAAAGACTTGAAAGAATTGGAACAGGGAAAAGAATACATCCAAAAAGAGTAGAACAAAGAGCAGCAGCTAGAAAATATATAGAAGATAATCCTCATGAAGATGTAGTTAATAGATATCCAGATGGAGAAATTTATTATGATCAAATGAGAGATGAAGGATTATTAGATGATTAAACCAAAAAGACTAACATTAACAGTACCACCATTACGTGGACCAAACCCTCAGGGCTTGAATATTAGTTATAATACTGTTAGAACAGTGAAATCGGAGAAAACAACAAATGGCAGAAATAGAAAAACCTATTCCAACAATAAGTAAGCCTTTAACTCCAGAACAAGAAACAGAACTTGTTTTGAGTGAGACTGAAACTATGCCTACTTCACCAACAGAAGTTACTGAAAATGAAGATGGTAGTGTTGATATAAATTTTGATCCAAAAAAAGATTTAACAGATCAAACAGAATTTAGTGCAAACCTTGCTGAAGTAATAGATGAGCAAGTTCTTGGAAGATTAGGTTCAGAACTTTATCAAGATACTGAATCATACAAAGATTCAAGAGCAGATTGGGAAAAAGCTTATACTCAAGGATTAGATTTATTAGGATTTAAATACGAATCAAGAACAGAACCATTTCAAGGTGCATCAAGTGCAACGCATCCAGTATTAGCAGAAGCGGTTACACAATTTCAAGCACAAGCTTATAAAGAATTACTTCCAGCTGAAGGACCCGTTAGAACACAAGTTGTAGGTGCTATAACTCCAGAGATTCAAGATCAAGCAGATAGAGTTTCTGAATTTATGAATTATCAAATTATGGATATCATGAAAGAATATGAACCAGAGTTTGATCAGATGTTATTTTATTTACCTTTATCAGGATCTACATTCAAAAAAATTTACTATGATGAAATTCTTGGAAGAGCTGTATCTAAATTTATTCAAGCTCAAGACATTGTTGTTCCATACACAGCAAGTTCACTTGAAGATGCAGAAGCAATTATTCATATAATTAAAATTTCAGAAAACGAATTAAGAAAACAACAAGTAGCAGGTTTTTATAGAGACATAGAATTAAAAGCATCAGATGAATTAACACAAGACGATGATGTGAGATCTAAAGAGAGACAATTAGAAGGTGTGACTATGAGTGGTCAGACTGAAGATGTTTTCACATTATTAGAATGTCATGTTAATTTAGATTTAGAAGGTTTTGAAGACAAAGATGCTTCTGGTGAGCCCACAGGAATTAAACTTCCATATATTGTAACTATTGAAGAAGGATCTAGAGAAGTTTTATCTATTAGACGTAATTATTCTGAAACTGATCCTAAAAAACAAAAAGTACAATACTTTGTACACTTTAAATTTTTACCAGGATTTGGTTTCTATGGTAATGGATTAATTCAAATGATTGGTGGATTGTCAAGAACTGCAACTCAAGCATTAAGACAGCTATTAGATGCAGGAACACTATCTAATTTACCAGCAGGATTTAAACAAAGAGGAATTAGAATTAGAGATGATGCTCAATCTATTCAACCAGGTGAATGGAGAGACGTAGATGCACCAGGAGGAAATCTAAAAGATGCATTTATGACTTTACCATACAAAGAACCTTCGCAAACTTTATTAGCTCTTATGGGGGTCGTGGTTCAAGCAGGTCAGCGCTTTGCTTCGATAGCGGACATGCAAGTAGGGGATGGGAATCAGCAAGCAGCAGTGGGCACGACCGTGGCTTTGCTGGAAAGAGGCAGCAGAACAATGTCTGCTATTCACAAAAGAATATACGCCTCAATGAAAGAAGAATTTAGATTATTATCAAACGTATTTAAATTATATTTACCACCAGAATATCCATATAATGTTGTAGGTGGACAAAAAAATATTAAACAAGCAGACTTTGATGATAAAGTAGATATTATTCCAATTGCAGATCCAAATATATTTTCACAAACACAAAGAATATCTATTGCACAAACAGAATTACAATTAGCAATGTCTAATCCTGGAATTCATAACATGTATGAAATTTACAGAAACATGTATTCAGCATTAGGTGTAAGAGACATAGACAGTATTTTAAATAAACCAGATCAACCCACACCAAAGGACCCTGCACTAGAACATGTAGATGCTCTTGCAGGGAAACCATTCCAAGCTTTCCCAGGACAAGATCATAGAGCACATATAACTTCTCATTTAAGTTTTATGTCAACTAATCTTGCAAAAAATGCTCCAGTAGTTATGGCTTCACTAGAAAAAAATGTATTCGAACACATATCTTTGATGGGTCAAGAACAAGTTGAACTTGAATTTAGAAATGAAATTGCTCAAGTAGCTCAAATGACTCAAAATCCACAAGCACAACAAGATCCACAGACACAAGCAATGATACAAAACATGCAACAGAAGATTGAATCTAGAAAAGCTCAAATTATTGCTGAAGCAATGGAAGAATTTATGTCTGAAGAAAACAAAATTATGTCAATTATTGATAATGATCCAATCGCAATGTTAAGATCTAGAGAATTAGACCTTAGAGCACAAGAAAATGCGTCTAAAGAACGCGATAGTCAAGAAAGAATCAATCTTGATAAGATGAAAACGATGATGAATCAGTCTACAGATAGTCAAAAGTTACAACAAAATGAAGATTTAGCTAAACTAAGAGCTAATACATCATTAGAAAAGACTATTTTAGCTGCTAAGCTTAAAAACAATCAAAAATAAGTTTTAAAAACATAAAAAAAGGAGTATAAAATGGCTATGAAAAAACAAAATGAAAAATTAGCAAACGCAACTAGAACTTTTACTAAAGATTCTAAAGTTAAAGTAGATACTAATCATTCAAAGTACACTAATGCAGAAGGATATTTAGTTGGTGGAGTAGATATTGAAATGTCTAAACCGAATGAAACTCAAATTCAAGAAGTTCAAGGTCAAGGAAGTATTCTTTCAAAGAAAAAAAGATCAGCGAAGTGGTATTAAGCCATGTTGCCAATGCTAAATGCTATTGCTCCATTAGCTAAGATATTATTTAACACAATTGAAAAATCAGTTCCTGATAAAGATCTACAAGCAAAGTTAAAAGCAGATTTACAAACACAATTACTACAATCTAATACAGCAGAGTTAACAGCGGCAGCAAGAATAGTTGAAGCTGAAGCAAAAGCTGGATGGTTTGCATCTAGTTGGAGACCATTATTAATGTATGTATTAATTTTTATATTAATATGGAATTATGTATTAGGACCTGTTATTTTATTTTTTTTTAAAGCTTCTATAACTATTACTCTTCCAGGAGATGTTTGGACACTTCTTCAAATTGGTCTTGGAGGTTATGTTGTGGGCAGGAGCGCAGAATCGGTGGCGCGCACTATGGCAAATAGACCGGCAAACAAAGAACAAGAAAACGGATAGGATAAAAAATGAGAAACGATTATAAAATAAGACCAAGACCAGATTTTAAAGTTGGTGGAGTTGCTGTTAAAGGTAAAAAAGCTGCTTTGAAAAAAGGTGGATCTGTTAAAAAAGCTGATATGTTAACTGCTAAAATGTCTAAAGATAAAAAAGGCAGAGCAATGTCAAAAGGTAAAAGATAATGGCTGGATTAGGAATACAAACAAGAGGAAATGGTATCGCTAGAGTAGGTTTAGCAAAAGGTGGTTATGCTGATATGTCTGAAAAACATGAAGGTATGGAATCTAAAGCCGAAGAAGCTAGAGAATATGCCATGGAAGACAAAGGATATGTTGAAACTAAATCTGGTAAAATGAAAAAAGCAGATATGTTAACTAAAAAAATGCCAGTAAAGAAAAAAGGCAAAATGATGAAGGGAAAAAGATAATGGGCGATATATCTTTAAGAGGACGAGGAATTGTTAGAGTTGGTTTAGCAAAAGGTGGTAAAACATTTCCTGATTTAACAGGTGATGGTAAAGTTACTAGAGCTGACGTTTTAAAAGGTAGAGGTGTTTTTAAAAAAGGTGGATCTGTTAAAAAAGCTGATATGTTAACTGCTAAAATGTCTAAAGATAAAAAAGGCAGAGCAATGTCAAAAGG